TCTCAGCAGGGTTTTTTCAACCCCTCGGCGACATTAAAGAGCTGGAAGAACAAATATTCTTTCTGATGGAAAGCTGGCGAGGGGTTACCTACGACTCCATCATGAAGATGCCGGCAACACGTCGCATCCGTATGATCATCAAAAAGTCTGACCTTGAAAAAGACCGTCGTCGAAAAGAGGACGCGGCAATGTCGAGGTCGAGGCGACGTTAGAAAAGACACGCGCAAGCATTTGCGCAGGTCCGCAGCGGGGGTATGGGCACGGTCCTATGCCCCCGTTTTTCGTGGGGTGGAACGGAATCTCGATTTGCGATAACTTGATCCTTACCTCTTGCCAGAAGTAATACGCAGCAAGCGATTCTAAGGCTAGTAGCAGGATATCCATGGCCCTCAACTTTCTCGGTCTCGGTGTAAACTTCGCCAGTCAGGACAAGGGCCTGAAGGGATCCTTGACCGACATTACGGCGGGCGTTAGCAACCTGTCACAGTCGATCATCGATGCATCGGTGGCGTCTGCCAAGATGGCGTTTAAGCCGCCGAACTTTGGCCCTGCCATTAGCATGGCAGGTCAACTTGCGCAGGACGTCAAGGTCACGACGACTGCAATCGAAGCGCACAACGTGGCCGCGGATAAAATGACCAGCGCTTCTATGGCTGGTCTGAATCTAACATCTGCAGAGCTAAAAGAGGCGAAGAGAGAGGTAGCTCGGACAGCGCTCTCGATGAATACCGATATTGGCAGTGTGAACCAATCGATGATTGCGTTGAAGCAATCGGGCGTTGATGTTAGGAAGCTTGGTTTTTCGGGGTTCCAGGAATACCAGAAGTTCTTGGAGGTGACGGGAACCGATGCCACTAAGTTTGCTGCGACGACGGCGGCAATGAGAGAGCAGCTTGGTTACACGGAAGAAGGCATCAGAGATCTACTTGATCAGCAAGCTGCGATAGGCAAGAAATTCAATCGTGGTCGCGAAGCGATTAACAGCTTTGCCGGAAGTGTAGAGCTTGTATTGCAGCATGCTGCGCGCTTTCCAGATACCTTCGGCAAGGAACAAGTCAACAAGTTCCTTCGCGGTACGGAGGTCGTTGCTGGAGCCCTTCAGAAAATCGGTGTTCCCGCCGAGCAAGCAACGCAGACAGCTCAGAAGCTGACGGAGACGTTGTTCAAGGGTCAACAGAACTTGCAGGACGTTTTCTCAGGTCTGTCGGATGACCTGGGTGTTGAGATGCAGGTTTTGTTGGAGCATTTCGGCGGCTCTTCTGAGGCTGCCTTCCGAATGCTTGAGCAGTCGCCAGAAAAATTTATTGAGACGGTCGGGAAAACGGCATCTGCGGTGTCCAACATGGAGGGCATGACGGATGCGAAAATGGGTCGTTTCCGGTCGCAGATGGAGAAGACCTTTGGAACTGGAGTTCTGAGGGCCGTTAATAACTATGACAAATTGGTTCCTGTCTTGAAGGAGGCGGGAAAGGAGATAGAAAATCAGAAAGGTAGTGCTGCAGGTCTGGCCAAAGCGTATAAGGACGGCCGCACTGCAGCTGATCGCTTCAATCTTATCCAAGAGTTCATGGTGACTCGATTGAAGCAAGTTGATGGCGTCATGAAGGACGGCCAGTTCCTCAAGGCGTATCGCAAGCAAACGAAAGATCTGACTGATACCTTGAGTAAGTTTGCCGCCAAGAAAGGCCCAATAGGGACGGCGACAAAGAAGCTCATCGAGTTCCGTGCGTTCGGCATCATGGGCGCGCTCGGCGCTGGTAGCGAGATGGGACTGATGCTGTCGGAGATGGCCAAGCAGTTCCAGCCCATCTTGGCGGTGATGCCAGGCATCGTGGCAGCGTTTGGTGCGTTAGTGAATCCGATGACTCTTGTCGCTGGCGGAATTGCAGCGATCTATTTCGGGTCAAAAGATCTGGCAAAAGGTAAAGACAGTCTACTTGCTCCGGTTATAGAGAAGTTGGCGAAGAAGGCGCCACAGATCTTAGAGAAAGTTAGAGAAGTATTTACGACGATATTCTCGGTTGTTAAAAAGGTGTTGCTGACAGTATGGGATATGGTCGACTGGAATGCTGTTGGCAAGGCGCTTGTTGCTAGCGCCCGATCTCTTAAAGATGGTTTTGTTGATCTGTTTGAATCGATCAACTGGAACAGGGTTGCGAATAGACTGAAGGACCTAATCGCCGCGACGGTGGTTAAGTCAGTAAGTCTTGCCTTAGGTCTAATTGATCTTACGATCGAGTGGGTTGGTGCTTTTTTTGACTACGTTAACTGGAGCGAGGTTGGTAATGCTATTGGGCGTGGCTTAACCTATGCCATCGGCATCGCCCTCAAACTTGCTTGGGTGGCGATCACAGAGTTGCCTGGTCTTATTTGGAAGGCAATGAAGGCTTCGTTTAGCATAGTTATGGGTATTATAGATGGGATAACTGATGCTTTGGCGGAAGCTTTTTCTCCTTTGACGTTTTTGTTTGATGGCATTGCGGTTATCTTGAAGACCGCCGTGTATGCGGCGCTTGTTTTGGTTGGCGCCGCAGCTGCGGCGCTTGCAGTGTTCTTTGCTGTTAGTACTGGTATAGCGATTGTCGGGTGGGCTGCTTCGGCTGCTGCTGCCTTAACGGCTGTGAATGTAGCTTTTGTAGCTGTTTTAGGTGTTGGGGCTGCTGCTGCTGCTGGGGTTGCGGGTATTATTCTTGCTGTTGGGGCAGCGTATGCTGTGTACGATCGCCTAAGGACAGAAGAAGAGATAGCTAATTCTAAAACAATGAGCAATTATGGCAAGATAAATAGACAGATTGCCATGGGTGAGATGAGGATGTTGGACGAGAGGGCTAAGAGGGTTAACGCTTACAAGAAAGCAGTCTCGGGTTTGTCGCTTGCCAAATTTTCCAATGAGGCAACTAAGGCTGCTGATTCTTTGAAGGCAATGAATGCTGAGGCGGCGCGCGTTGCTAAAGGGCAGGATGAGACAGGTATGTCCCTTCAGGAAGCTCGTGCGCAGATGAATAAGTCTGCTAAGGCGAACGAGGAATTCACTGACAAGTTCGGGGTTAGCCTTTATCAGTATGATCGAATTACAGAGAAGACTAAAATCCTGACTGGTGTAGACGAAAAGCTGTTGGCCCAGTTAAAAGCGAAGAATACATTCGCCGTACGTGCGATTGAAGAGGAGCAGGCGCGTATTGCCAGCTCGATTCAGCTTCGTTTGATTGATGCGGCGAAGGCTAAGAAGGCGGGCGATATTGATCAGGCAGAGTACGATAAGCGTATTGCTAAGATCAATGAGTTCGCAGAGGCGTCGCGCAATTCTCTTGAGATGTCTGCGAAGATCTCGGCGGGCCTTGTAGAAGTCACGTCTCTGACGAACGAGCAGCTCATGGCCAGTGCTGCTGCGGTGACTGACAGCTATTTGGCGGATTTTAAGAAGAAGTCTGAGTTCTTCACGGCAGATCTTGCTGGCTTGAGCGAGAAGGTACAGGGACAGGTCAAAGATGCTCAGTCTCAGTTGGTAAAAGCTATGCAGGCCGAAGTTTCAGCTGTGATGACAAATGCTGAGACAACTGCTGTAGAAAAGCTCGAACTGACAAAGAAGATTTATGCGAAGTACGAAGAGCAAGGGAAGCAGCTCATCGAGAATGTGAATAAGACCTCCAATGCGGTCGGCGATATCGCGATGAAGAATGCTGAGTCTTCTCTTGGTAATGCGATAGGTGCGCTTCAGCAAGGCTGGGCGGCTGCGGCGGCTCAGACTCAGGATGCTGGTGGTGAGGCGAATGAGATCTTAAAAGAGGTTGGACTTACTGGCAAGGATGCTGCGGATATGGTTGGCTCGATTGGGGCGATCAATCCAAAAAGATTCCGAAGAAACATGAATGTTGTTAGAAACAGTTTCTTTGGCTTCCTTGAGGAGCTTGCTGTCAAGGCGGAAAAGCTGTCGGAGGCAACGGCTGAGTCCTTGAATAAGTTCTGGGAGACGTCTGAGAAGGGCTGGCATAAGCAGACAGATTTACTAAGACGTTGGTCGATGGATGCCGGCATTCACATTCAAAAATACTGGAATGAAGCGCTCATAGAGGCGGCGAAGTCTGCTTATAGATTCGAGAAGTTGATGGGGAGAATGATGACTTATCTGTCATCGCTTTCCGAGAGGTTCAACATTCTCGATCTTCTGGCATCTCCTACTGAGATTCAGCGGTGGGCAAACGCTGTCGTGGCTGCCTTGGCGAATGCATTCCGTTCCGGGGTTCATGCGGATGCGATGATTTCTTCTGCATATCGCAGAGCCCTTAGTTCAGCGAATACCATCAGGGCGAATGCTGGTTCTGCTGTTCCGGAGACTCAGGGTGCTGGAGACATTGCCGCTGGGGATCAGGAGGCTCGCAGTGCCGCTGGGGAGCTTGTGAGGGCTCTTGACACCCCTAACTGGACGACGGGTGGTGCGATTTATGACTTCCTGCAAGAACAGACAGAGCTGCTGAGGACGATTGCTAATGGTTCAGGGGCGGGTGAAGCTACTGGGCGTAAGCCGAGGGCTCGAAAAGATACTGGACAACGCAGGGACGCAGTATAGCTGATGCCTGTAAAGATCAGATCTTCGTCACGACTTTTGTTCGGCCGTGTTGTGGTGCTCGATGAGGTTGAGCATTGGGATACGCTTGTTTTGCCGGAGAATAGACCGAGGGCGGATGATATTGTTCATGTTGTAGCCAGCTCTGACCGGATCGACTTATTGGCTCAGAGTTACTATGGGGATCCTGTTCTATGGTGGGTTATTGCATGGGCAAATGATCTAGATGTGATCCCAACAGACTTAAAAGTGAACAGCGAAATTCGCATACCTTCGTTGAGCTTTATCGACCGGAAGCTTTTTACGCAGGCGCGTATTCAGAGGTAGCTCACGATGGCTCTTGATTTCTTTGGTGTAAGCCTTTCTGGTCGGATACGTCAGTATCCAAGGCAAGGCCGTGGCCAGGGTCGAGTCGTTGAGCTGTGGATAGACACAGTCGGTGATGACGTGGACTGGAAAGGTCAGCGTTCTGAGCTTACTGATTTGAATTTTGCAATGTCTTTTGTCTCCCAGATCGATGTGACCATGAAGATGGGAGAGATATCGCAGATTGCGCTTGTTCTTACGCCTACCTTTGAGGAAGGTCTGGCGATTTTAGATTCCGACATCATCTTCCTTGCAAGTGGTCGTCTTGAAGTGGAGATGAGATACACGACCGGAACCCAGGACGGTCGTGGCCTTGCGAATCGCGTATTCCCATTCTCAGGCTTCCTGCAAAAGCCGGACATTCAAGTAGGGTCTGACATTACGATCACCCTGAACGCCTTGGGCAACGGCTATCCATTGACGGTCGCAGGAGGGACGGATACCGAGTCGTTCGGTCCTGATAAGTCCGTTGCTAACGTTGTTGAGGACATACTCAAGAAGTACGTCATAGAGGATGGGAACGCAAAGTCGATGGATCTTTCGAATCTGTATTCGCGGCTGAGGCCTGCGATTACACAGGATTTGAAGGCTGCCGATGCGTCGTTGACAGGGGCGATCGACAAAACAGACCCGAAGACTGGCGACCCATTCTTCCGTGTTCCCCCTATTGTTCAAGGGCAAACGCTTACGCGAGAAGGGGCAAAGACTAAGCCTGATGCCCCAGAAGGCCAAGTCTCTCTATTACGTGGGCCTCGGAACGACTGGTGGCTTGTTAAGTCTGTCTTGGACGATTACGGGTATGAACTGATATTCGAGGGCGATAAAGCTTACGTCGTAGACAAAGCTGAGTATTTGGCTGACGCATTTACTCGCGATCCGACCAAGAGGAAGAAGTTCCTTCTTCGTGGAAACGTCGATCCGGAGCGTCGCATGTATCCTGTATTGAATTTTTCGTCATCGACGACAGGTGCTTGGGTTCAGCCAGGTCTAGGGCGGACGGTTGCTCAGGATGTTGATGAGAAGAAAAAAGAGCCAGTAAGGCAAACGGCCGAGCCATCAAACACCGATGCTGGCGCGAAATCGAAGTCGTTGATCACGTTCGACCCAGACAATACGGATTGGGGATTCCTTCAGGATGCAGCTAAAAATATCCCTGGCCCCGTGAATCCTCTTGATGATGGGTTCCGGGCTAAGCTTCGTTCTGAGTGGAAGCAGAGCCTGATGGATAGCGGGATTCAGTGCCAAGTAGAATCTATTGGTGTTCCCGATTTGAAGCCTGGGGATGTTGTCGATATTTCTGGCTTTGGCCGTCGTAATAGAAAGAAAGATGAAAAGGTCCTGTTCAATGGCCCTTACGGCGTTTTAGAGGTGACCCATAGCGTAGGTGTTGGCGGCTGGTCGACGAGCTTTGTTGGGGTTATGAATCTTTGGCCAGAAGAGCTTGGCCAGGCGACTAAAGCAATTGCCAAAAAATCCGAAGCTGAAGAAGTTTCGGCTGAAGGGGAGATCCCATCGGACGAGGATCTTTTGTCGGCTTTCCCGGATAACAAGAAAAAAAGATCTCGCGGCAAGAACAAATTTGACAGGTTCGTGGAGAAGTAGCCATGGGAATTTCAATTGGTCGCGACATCATCGATTCATTCCTGGAGAAGTTCCAGCGATTTGGCTGCGAGTATTTCGGTCTTTATTACGGTCCATACAAAGCGCGCGTGTGCTGCAATCGCGATCCGGAAGGGCGCGGAAGAATCCTTATTGAGTGTCCGCGAGCAAGGTTCCCAGAGCAGAACGCAAGCTGGGTGCTTCCCATGATGTCGGGGGCTGGGAATGGTTACGGTATGTTTTGGCCTCCAGAAGAGGGCGACTACGTTTGGGTCTTCTTCGAGAATGGTGATCCGACGAACCCCGTAACGTATATGGGGGGATGGTTTGGAGATCGGGAGTTGGCCGAGGAGCATGACACAGAGAATGATGGGTCGCCGAAGAAGCGTGGTTTCAAGACTAAGGGCGGCCATACCATTACGCTGTGCGATTGCGACGATGATGAGAGGATTACCATTCGTCATAAGGACGGCACGATCGTAGAGTGGACCTCTGACGGTAAGGTTAAGGTAGGCAAGGAAGGCGGCTCGTTCGAGCCCATGCTGAAGGGGACGACGGTCAAGCAGTGGCTTGAGACTCATACCCATCCCCACCCATGGGGTCCTACCAGCCCTCCGTTGCAGCCATTTCCGGTCAATGGCCTTTCCGAGGATTCGGAGACCAGCTAGGTGCCTTTGCAGCTCCCAGTCCTCCGCTCCAAGCTCGACAAGGTATTCAACGAGCAATTGGAGAGCGCGCAGGAGATAGCGCAGCGTATTGCAAGGGCATACCAGGAGTACGCTCAGGGCGGAATAGCGCCTCCTGGAGTCCCCTTCGTGTTCAAGGGGACAGAGTCGAAATTTCTAGAGCTTGCGATCCTCCTCACGGTGAAAGCACGGTATCTACCGCCTCAGGCTGCTCAGACGATTGGAAATGCTGTCCTTCAATTTTGGCTTGCGCCTCCGATCACGACATCGGCAGGCGGCGTTGTCACGGCTGTGGTGCCAGCTGTTGGGGTTGGAAGGCTTCAGGCTGTGAAGGTGGACACGATTCCGCAGGCGGCGCTCGCGCTCGCGCAGGCATTTGACCTGATGACAAGAACCGTGTTTGTTACCAATACGCCACCTGTCCCGTCTGGACTGATCATCTAATGGCCATCGCCCGCATACGCAGCATTGCCTTTCCCTTCCGTAAGGGAGACCTTTCGTTCCCAAAGCAGTCGACGAACGCGGAGGCGATCAAGTCATCCATCATCCAGATTTTGACGACAAATAAGGGCGAGCGGATCATGCGTCCCACGTTTGGCTCGAATGCGTTCTCCTACGTTTTCGAGTCGAACAATGAAGATTTTAGAACGAACGTTGAACGAGAAGTTAGGCAGGCAATCACCAAGTGGGAGCCTCGCGTTCGCGTTGATTCGGTCATTGTTTCAGAAGATGACCAAATAACTGAACCAGGTCAGATCATCATCACGATTGTCTACACCATCGTCACCTCAGGTGAGATCGATTCAACGACAATTGCCGGGGGCACCTGATGGCCACGACGATTACGCGAGTCCGCTATGCGGGTCTTGACTTCAACACGCACGAAGATGAGCTTCTTGCGCGGTTGCAAGTAAAATTTGCAGCGACATACAACGACTTTGCCGTCTCTTCGCTCGGCATTATGCTCGTTGACATCTTTTCATTTGGTCTGGATACGTTGTCTTTCTATCTCGATCGACGAGCGACGGACAACTTTCTCAGCACGTCTCGAACGCTTACTTCCGCAGCGCGAGCAGCTCGGCAGCTTGGCTATAAGCCCGGAACGTCTTCTGCGTCCAGCGTCGACCTGGAGTTAACACTGGGTCAGTCGTATTCTTTTGATATCACCTTGCCAATCGGAACTCAGTTCCGAGGTCCGAATGGGCTGATCTTCGAGGCCCAAGAATCCGCCACCTGGCTGGCGGGAGATGTCTCAACGAAGACCATTACGGCATCGGAAGGTGAGACCGTCAACATTGTCTTCTTCTCAGACGGACAAGAGAATCAGGTATTTGAGATCGGCAATGTTCCAGCGGACAAATTCATTGTCGGGCCAGGCACAGAGAATGCCTCCCAGGTCTCAGTGACCGTTGACGGTGACGCTTGGGACGAAAGTGAATTTCTCCAGTTTGGGGCGACGAACCAGTTTGAGCTTGGTTACAACGATGACCCTCCGACTGTGTCATTCGGCGATAGCATAGCTGGCAACATCCCTGAGAACGGTGCTGAAATATCAGTAACGTACTTTGCTACGTCCGGGGTGGCAGGTGAGGCAACTGCTAACACGATTACCGCTACGGTAAATCCGTTCATCGTCCTGTTCCAGGTTATTGACCTTATTGTCGACAACCCCCAGGGCGCGAGCGGAGGTGCTGATCCTGAAAGCCTTGCAAGTATCAAGGCGAATGCACCAGGATTCTTTCGAAGTCGCGGCGTTAACGTTACCCTCGATGACTACAAGGCGAGAGCGCAATCGTTCGTCGACCCCGTGCTCGGGTCTATCGCTGTTGCGCGAGCTATCAACGTTCGCGGATCATCTGATGATGCATTCCTGAACGCACGCCTGACCGAAATCGAGACGGCGTCTGAAAGCTTTGTTACGACCACCGATGCTGGCGTCACATCTGTTACGACAGAGCTGGATACGATTGATTCGTCGGTAGCAGACGCCCAGGTCGACGACGATGCCCTTGCGGGTGATTTGACGACGATTGCGACTGAGGAAGTGACGGCCAGGACGTCTACGGAGTCGATTCGTACTGCAGCGAATGTTGCGACAGCGAACTCTTCTGGGGTGGCGACTGATTTGGCGTCTCTTATCTCCACTGTCAACGGGTACACGGTGGATGCAGCGACGACGATAACTACGGTGGATCGCGATGCCCTTCTGAATGTTATCAACCGTGCGTCAGCTCAGAATACTGAAGTTGCTACGCAAACATCCGCAATTTCGTCTGATGTTACGACGATCATATCTTCCTTGGATGAAATCGATGCGAACGCCGACACGGCAGAAGTGAGGCGCTCAGGCATTCGTGCAGATGTCGATCAGGTCTCTGCAAGCAGTGGAACAGCTCGAACTGCTGTTGTTACGCTTGGTTCCGACATCAGCGGAATCGACAACGATATCAGCACAAGTCTGTCGGAAATCGACGACCATGTCGATGGGTTCCTGTCCTCTGAATGCCAGTCGAATTTGATCGAAGTTCCTGTTTTGACGTTGGACTCGGAGGGCTTCTACGTTGTTCCATCCAACGGATTGCAGCAGAGTCTTCAGCGCTACCTTGAGAGTGCCAAGGAAGTTACACAGGTTGTGCGCGTTGTTGGCGCCTCGAATCTCCTGGTAGCTGCAGATATCAACGTTACAGTTGGCATTCTCTCTGGCTATAACGCAGCTACCATTCGGTCTCAGGTTGAGGCGGAAATACTGGATGTGCTGAGGGGTCGCCGATTCGATGCAGATCTGAGGCTGTCCGACCTGTATGCTCCGGTCGCGCCGGAGCCTGGCCGTATCACGATTAGCGGCGTCGAGTGGGTGAATATTAAGATCGTTGGCCCTGTGGGCCGTGTTGATTCTGATGGTAATCTGCCTGTTTCTGAGTACGAGGTTGTGACGCGAGGAACAATCACGGTGACGTCCGTCGTCGTTGAGGAAACGAATTTTTAGCGGAGGTCATCGGTGAGCGTAGCCCAGGTCAGTTCTAACCTCTCCAAAAGTTCCAATGCGATCGACCTTTACCAGGGCGAAAGCAAGGACCTGGACCTGACTGTTACTCAACTGGCGGATGAGGCGGAGTCGAACGAATGCGTTGAGGTACTTGTTCCCGTAGACCTTACGGGCGCAACGTTGTTCTTTACGGTCAGGAAGACGGCAGTTAGCCCTACAATACTGATCGAAAAAGATTCGACTAACATTATCGAAATAGAGATCGTTTCCCCTGAAACTGAAGGCAGGGCGATCATACATCTGACGTCAGGTGATACGGTGAACCTCGATGCCGGAAGTTACGTGTTTGATGTTTGGGTCGAGCTAAGCAGTGGCAAGAGATCGCCAGTCATTGAAGTGTCCGAGTTCATTGTTCGGGAAGCTGTTAAGAAATGGTAGGCGCGCAAGTACTTGCGTAGGTCAACATGACTGATCGAGAACTATACGAAGCTGTAGAGTCTGGAATCCGAAAGGATCACCCGGACATGAAGGTTCGTTATAAGAACGAATCCTGGTTCATGCGATTGCTTGGGTTGCTCACGTTTCCGTTCAACCAGCTTTTCATGGACAAAGTTACGACGACCATTGGGTCGACGATCTACTTCCCAGGCATTCATTTTGTCAGGGACAATTACAAGAACGCTGCGAGAATATTGGCACACGAGTCCGTCCATATCTTTGACAAAAAGAGGGATGGATTCATGTTTTTCGTGAAGTACTTGATGCCTCAGGCGCTTTTTCTTCCGGTTCTCATTGTATTTGCCGTTCTTGGTGGATGGATTGCTGTGGGCACCTTGCTTGTTGGGCTTGTGATTGCCTACGTGGCGCTAGCCATGAGCGAATCATGGTTCGATGATGACAAGCGTGCATTGGTTTTCTGTCTCTTAGCGGGATCTTCGGTCGCAGGGTTTCTTCTCGTTTCTGTTCTTACAACCGGTTGGTTAACGCTGCTGGCTGGCGCGTCTCTGCTGTGTCTGGCTCCGTGGCCTTCTCCGTGGCGTGCTGGGTATGAGTATCGCGGCTATGCGATGGGTATCGCGATATCGGTTTGGCAGTACGGAGACTACCGGGATACGACACTGCTTCGTCGCGCCAAGACGTTTACTGGCTTTCAGTATTATCGAATGGCCGCGAGAGAACATGTTGTGATTGAGCGGCTCTATGCGATTCGTCAGTCCGCTAAGGATGGTTCGATTTTGCAGGGGCCGACAGCGGAACCTTATCGGCGCGTGTATGACGTGTATCGTACTACTGGAAATACTGCATCGGGTGTGATCAATGCCTAATACGACGAAGATGATGTGGCCGTTTCCGGCCGAAGATCAGGACCCGTGGTACAACGTTTTTTTGTCCATGGTTCAGGCCATGGATGCGTCTGGATATGCGGCCCGCGAGGACCGTCAGCTTCTTCTGGGCGGAGGCGGCAATGTTGAGTTCACGGCAAGCTCCGGCTTAATCACGTGGAACAATGACTTCCTAATATTCTCTACGATTTCTGGTTTCCTGTTTACGATTCCAGTTGGATCGGTGACGCTGGCGGATGGGCAGATTGCTTATACGATCGTCAATCGTTCCCCTACAGGGAACGCTACGTTGGCGTTCACCGTCGCGGATAACGCTCCGAACACCGATGGCGCCCTGATTTTTGCAATCAGGAACGGCTCTTCCGTTTACTGGCGCAATGGCAGTAAATCCGACGACGGTGTTCCTGGCAATATTTTTGCCGGCGGTGGTGGCGGCGGTGGCGGTGGAAACACCCTGAATGGCGCCTATGACCAGGGTGGAGCTGGCGCAGGTCGTACCATCACGGCCGATGCCGATGCTGTAGTTATCAACGGTGCATCAGATGCCAATGCTGTTCTTGAGATAGGTAAGCCCGGCGGAACTGGGGATGGGATCGTCGTAACGCAGTCCGGGTCTGGACGTGCAATCAATGTTGCGAGCGGAGATGTTGTTGTTGGGACGCTGTCTGGGATGTCTTTCCCCGGACAAATCAGTGTTGGTACGGCGACGAATGCTGGCGTTACTGTTCGTGATACGGCTCTTGGTGTTGAGACTGAGATTTTCTCGGGGAATGCAAGCGGAACCTCTGCGGGGCAGGTTGGTACAAACACTAATCATCCCCTTGAATTCTATACCAATGCATTGGTGAAATGGAATATCCAGACCAATGGAGATCTGGATGCGGAACTGAACGGCCAGGTGGTCCGTGCAGGCGTTGTCGACATCTCGCACGAGCCCGGCGCGGACGACAACCTCAATCATATCGTTGGTGGCAACGGAAGCCTTGCGCCTGTCTCCCCTTCCAATAAGGGGCATATTCGTTACAACGAGTCGACGAACAAGTGGCAGTATTCAGAAAATACAGCTTCTTATGTTGATTTTGACTCGGGTGGTGGCGGCGGTCTTCCTGCTACGATAGGGGTTCAGTTTGCTGCGTTGATTGAGGATCCGGCTAACACGCCAAAGTTTGCAGTTCTTACGCAGGACATGATTCAGCCTGCATTTGTTGTAACGCTTAACCTGTTTGGAACGAACATCTTCGAGGTTGGCGACGACATCGTGAATCCATCTTTCACGGTTTCATACGCGAACGGTACGCCTGCATCTGCGACCATCGATGACGGTGCTGGGCCGTCACCGGGTGTGCCGCTGACCGGCGGCTTCACCGGGGGTACGATTCCTGAAACGTACAGCTCGTCTGCCGGTTCAGATGCAAACGGAGAGCAGCAGGTGTTCGATGTAGTTGCCACGAGCACTCTGGGAATTACGAAGGGGGACACAGATACGGCGACCTGGCTGCCTCGCGTGTTCTGGGATGATATTCCAGACGCAGCGTATACCGAGGCATTCATTGAGGCCATGGCGGGAAACGAACTTCGGTCGAGCAGGAACAAGACGATTTCCTACAACACGGGAGCGTCGGAGTACATGTTCTACGCGTTTCCGACCGACTATGGTGGCGGCACGCCGAGCTTCATCGATCAGGCAACCGGTTTCGCGGCTGGTTTCACGAAGGTAGCGCCAAGCGTGTCGGTGACGAACTCTTTCGGGAATATACAGACGTATGAGATTTGGCGTTCAAATAACCCAAATCTCGGAGCCAGGACGATTGATGTTAGCTAGGGGACGGTACAATGCCTATTGATATTCTCGATCAGTTCCAGCGAGCTAATAACGGCGACTTTGCTCTCCTTGAGAGCACGGATATCAACGGCGGATGGATGACCGTCGCGGATACGACTGAACGCGATGAGATTGTCACCAATGTTCTCCGCGTAGGCCAGCACGTTTGGGTTGAAACGCCGGGTGAGCTTCAGAAGTGGAATGGATCGTCGTGGGAAGCGGCTTCGATCGGTGGTGGCGGATCGTCCATTATCGTTGAGGACGAAGGAACCCCTCTTACTACTGCGGTAACGAAATTTAACTTTGCGGGAGCAGGAGTAACTGTAACCGAGCCAGTTGCCGATGAAGTCTTGGTTACGATACCAGGAGGTGGCGCTGCCACAGCTCTTGCTACAACTGGGGCTGATGTAATTGTTAACACGGCGGGTCAGCCATCTGCCGGACAGGTGCTTATCGCTGATAGCGATACGCAGGCGACTTGGCAGGACCTTCCTTCTGTTGCTGGCGTGAGTGATTTTGGTCTGACGGGGTGGCAGAAGGTTGAGACGAAGGAGATCACCGGGGCGGCTGCCACAGGCCTTACTTTTTCGTCTCTAAATGGCAACTTGGATGAAGAGTACCTTCTCGTTTGCCATTTGAAATGGGCCGCCATCGACGACGTTATTAGGGACCTTTTGATTATCCCGAACGGGGTAACTACTGGCCATCGAACCCACGTTATCAACGGTGATGGGGCTAACTACGCTAAGACTACCCCTGTTTTTGGTCAATTTTTTGATCCGGCCGGCGGAAGTCTGGATGGCAACAATACTTCGGCTTTTAAGATTGAGTACTTTGCTGCCACAAATCCAGACGGATCGGCGACTGCGAGAAATCGTCATTTCTTGGGGCGAGGCGTTGCTTCTGACGGCGTCGTAGACAGGTTTCGGAATAAACGGTCTGCCGGTGTCTGGGATGATGATTCGACGAACATAACCTCCCTTGAGATTCGAATTGCAGACGCCGGCGCGACGACCGGGCTGTCAGAGTTGGATATCGGATCAACGATCACTCTCTACAAGCGCTCTGTCGGTAGGACCGCCTACGTCAACGGCGGGCTTGAGTTCCTTGATGAGATCGTGGTAACTGCCTCCACCGCTTCAGTAACCTTCGGCACTGGAGGCGACGGCAAATTTCAGCGTGCTCTAGATGGTGATGTTGACCAAGAGTATGAGCTTCACTTCCTTTGGGTGAAGCCTGATGCAGCTGCGACACTGTATGGGCTTGACTTACATCCTAACGGTTCTGATCCGACTGCTGTCAGTCATTGGGAGCGGCTTATTGGTGGAGCCACCACCAACGGTGATGGTTTCCGCCTTTGGCACGGAGGATCTTTTACGTACGCTTCTGGCGTAGCCCAAATCAAGGCGGGTACGGGCCAAGCAAGAACTATCAGATCTACGGGGCAAGGGTATCAGGGGGGCTCCGACACAATGTCCCTGCTTGACACCTCATCGGTATGGCGGGACACGTCAACGAATATCACGTCACTGGAAATCATTCCTACAGCTGCCCAAACCCTGGAGCCTGGGTCGAGATTCGTTCTCTTTCGAAAAACCGCAACAAACCTCATCGCCAACAGTGCCGACTCGATCGATCGGCAGGTAACGGCGGTCCTTGTGCAGGGTCCTGCGGGTCCCACTGGGTACAGCGTTGGTAAAGCAACCTTCAGCGGATCCGCCGTCGGCATCAGCGCCACGCTGCTAGACGACACCGTTGATGGTGGCACATGCACTGTAACTCTAAAGGTGGGTGGCACGGCTGTTCTTGAGGCCGTCCTTAATAGCACTACGAATACTGATTTCCAGCGCGCGATTGCAAACCCTGGCGTTCATGCCATCGCTGTAGGGGATGCCATCACGATCGATGTCGAGACGGATGGTTCGTTCTCGACAACGGGTGCAGGCACGCCGGGGCTCGTGATCAACGCGACCATCACGAACGAAGCGTTTCTTCCAGTGACGCCCGGCAATGGACCCCTGGTGGATCTCACCCTTGAGTCAAACGTCCAGGACGTAGACTTGACTTTCGACGGTGAAGTTGCCGACTCCATCCGATTTGAGTTTCTTGTTCAGACGGGTGGTTCCAACCCCGCGCTTGAATTTTATCCAAACGGGTCTGCGCCGTCGGCAAGGACCTCGAAACGGCAACGCATCGACTCAGCAGGTTCAGGGTCTATCGGGTCGTTCCCATCAAACATGTATATCGCGGCAGCGGATACGTCTTCACATATGAGAATCGTAGGCACGATGAACACGAAGACGGGTTTTTACCGAGAGTACGAATGCCGGGTCATGATTCGAGAAGGCGCATCGTCTGGCGAATATCAAATCTACCAGGGCGTATGGGATGACCTCGCGACAGCACTGGAAAGTCTTCGTGTCCATTCCGACGAGGCGGCGTCGATTCTCACTGGATCTCGATTCCGCATCTGGAAACTGTAGTCGTTGCGCAACGATTAAGCTCTGAGGAGACACCATGTCCAAGCTTCCGCATCAGCAATCTATCCCTGCCGTTGACGGTGGCGATCTGGTAACCAAAGACTACGCTGACGCGAACTATTCTGGCGGAAATACATTAGACGGCGCTTACGATCAAAACGGTGCCGGAGCTGGACGCACCATTACAGCAGAAGACGGCGCCGTCGTTATTACGTCGTCCGACGCTGACAATAATAACGTTCTAGAGGTCACGAAGACGCCTGCAGGGTCGCAGTCTGGCCTTGGCGTCCTCGTGACAATGGGTGCCAACACGACGGGGGCGGGTCTTAGCGTTTCGCAGTCTGGTACAGGGGCGGCAGCGTCTGTTTCTGGCGGCGCGGGACTGCAGGTGTCGCCGGTTATTCATTACACGTCTGAAGCCGCAACTGTGCCTGGCGGGGCTCCGTCGGCTGGGGAAGGCAAGCTGTGGGTTCGGAGTGATACGCCGAACAACGTCTTAGTCTTTACCGATGATGCTGGAACTGATGTCGAGATAGACGGTGTCGGTGACCCTCGTGATGCAGACGCCATCATCACAACAACCGGTCCGACGACATTAGCCATTCAGGCCATTGCTGATGGCGATTATCTACTACGCTCTGGGGCTACTATTATCGGCGGCACGCCTGCAGGAAGTGGTGGCGTAATCAGAGGCGCAGAGGGCGCATATCTCCAAGCTAAATTAGACGCCAATCAAACTGGCACCTTCACGGACGACGTGACTCCGTACGCTTTCAATTCACTGATCGGCTCCTCCAGAGGAGAACTCACTGTCAGTGCCGGTCTTTTCAGTGGATTAAAAGCAGGCAGAACCTATTACCTCTCCGGTCAAGTTCGACCTAACACCGATGTCCATGGTTTTCAATGGTACGATGTTACAAACGCAGCGTTCATTGGAAATGAAGGAGCTGCAAGGGCAACTTCTGCTACTACCCAGGCACCCGGCGGCCCTCATGCAAGCGCAATAATTACCCCTGAAACTGATATTGAAGTAGAACTAAGATTCAGAGGCGGTGTAGGTGCAGCCGATGTATTAGAATTGGGCGCATCTGGCCCAGCCACTACGGCTGTGATCATTGAAATCGGTGCGCTTGCTGCCAATGTAACTGGTGGCTTAGAGTTTATCGATGAGATCGAAGTCGCCGGGTCTGCTGTCACTACGATAACATTTGGTTCAGGCGGGAATGGCAAGTTTCAACGCGCACTGGACGGCGATGCGGATGAAGAATATGTGATCGTTGGTGAACTTGTAAAAGCGGCAGCTGCGACCAATTATACTCTTGAGCCGAATGGAATTACGGCTAATCAGAGAATTGAGCAAGCAGGTGGCACCGGCACCAGTGTATCTGGTGCTGCGTCATCGAATTTGCTTCTTGCTGGGCCGGGCGGGTCATTTGCGAATGGGACAGTGTCCTCATTTGAGGTTTGTTTGCGAGCAAGTACTGGAGGGTCTTCGGTAAGAAGGTTTGTAGGAGCCTATGCTTGCAAAGAGCTTGGGGTCAATGACGTTAGGTCTGCTGTTATTGGTGGCGGCTGGGAAGACAACACGACCAGTATTACTACATTAGATATCACGGCCGACCAGGCAGGCGGTATCGATGTAGGGTCTGTAGTTCGCTTGTATCGGCGACGGTCTGCAAATCTCCGTGCAGATCATGCGGACACCTACGAGCGTAAGGCTACTGCAGCGATAGCTGAAGGAGCATCTACGACCGAGGTAACGATGGGCCATACCATCTACCCTGGGTCGATTGTGGGTAT